ACGCCGGTAAAAAAAAAAAAAAAAAAAAAATTATGCCCCCCGCCTCTAAGCGTTGAGGCGGAAGACCCGAGCGTGGGTGACTGACTACAAATCGTAGTTGGTTGCCCGCGCTTTTTCTTTTGGTAAACACCGCAAAGGACAGCGGTTTTTATATCACAGTCGCCCCCCGAAGCACTGGGGCCAAAGGAAAGGAAGACTGATTATGGCACTAACTAGACGCGCCCTCAAAGCCATGGGCATTGAGGACGAGAAGATCGACGAAATTATCACCATGCACACCGAAACCGTGGACGGCCTGAAAGCCGATGTGGCAAAGTATAAGGCCGATGCGGAAACACTGCCCGAGGTACAGCGGCAGCTCGAAAAAGCGCAGAATGACCTTGAGGCTGGAAAGAAGGACAGTTGGAAGGTCAAATACGAGGCCGTCAAAGAGGAATTTGAGGGCTACAAGAGCGAACAGACCAAGAAGGAGACCCGCGCCGCCAAGGAAAAGGCGTATCGGGAGCTCCTCAAGCAGGCTGGGGTGAGCGAAAAGCGGCTTGACACCGTGCTCCGAGTGTCCGATGTGGACGGCGTGGAGCTGGACGACAAGGGCGCTGTCAAGGGTTCTGACAAGCTGGTGGAGGGTATCAAGAGCGAGTGGGCAGACTTTATCACCACCACATCCACCAAGGGCGCGGACACCGCCAATCCCCCCGCAAACAGAGGCGGCAACGCCATGACCCGTGACGAGATCTTCAAAATCAAGGACGCCACGGCCCGGCAAGCCGCAATCAAGGAAAACATCAATCTATTTCAGAAAGGAGTCGACGACTAATGGCTAAAAACAACCTGACCAAAACCGCCGACCTGGATGTTACCGTCCGCGAAATCGACTTTGTAACGCGATTCGCGCGTAATTGGGAGCATCTGCGGGACATTCTGGGCATTATGCGGCCCATCCGCAAGGCCCCCGGCGCAGTGCTGAAAAGCAAGGAGGCCACCGTGACCCTCCAGAGCGGCACCGTGGGTGAGGGCGAGGACATCCCCTACAGCAAGGCAAAAATCACCGAGACCCCCTATGCGGAGATGACTGTGGAGAAGTACGCCAAGGCCGTCTCCATCGAGGCCATCAAGGACCACGGCTATGACGCCGCTGTAGGCATGACCGACGATGCGTTTTTGTTCGAGCTGCAGAGCAACATCACCGGGCGGTTCTATGACTACCTGAACACCGGCACCCTGTCCATCTCTGAGACCACCTGGCAGCGGGTGCTTGCCATGGCAAAGGGCAGCGTTATCAACAAGTTCAAGGCCATGCACCGCACGGCGACTGACATTGTGGGCTTCGTCAACGTGATGGACCTGTACGACTACCTGGGAGACAAGGATATCACTGTTCAGAACGAGTTCGGGTTCCAGTACATCAAGAACTTTATGGGCTATGGCACCGTGTTCCTGCTGTCCGATGAGGAGATCCAGCGGGGCCGGGTGATTGCTACCCCCATTGAGAACATCGTGCTGTACTATGTGGACCCCGGCGACAGCGACTTTGCCCGCGCGGGCCTGAGTTACACCACCGACGGTGACACCAACCTGATCGGCTTCCACACCCAGGGCAACTATAACACCGCCGTGTCCGAGTGCTTCGCCATTATGGGCATGGTGCTGTTTGCCGAGTACATCGACGCTATCGCCGTGGCGGACATCGACACCACCCCCACGCTGGGGACGCTGACCGTGACCACCGCGGCCGGAAGTGATTCCAGCCATACCACCATTTCCAGCGTGACCCCCGCCAAGGAAGCTGCTGGGAATGTGTATAAGTACAAGTGCCAGACGGGTGAGGCTTCTGTGACCTATGGACAGAACGTAAAGTATTGGGCTACTTGGGACGGGAAGGCCACCACCCAGATCCCCTGTTCCAGCGGGCAGACTATCACCGTTGTAGAGGCTGACGCCAACTATAAGGCGCAGAACAAGGGTAGCAAAACCGTTACTGTTGGCAGCTGATTGAATAGGAGGGCGGCGTGATGCTGGAAGAAGTTTTGCAGAGCCTGAACAACTGGTTTCTGGTGCCTGACGGCATCCACACCGGAGAGTTCACGGTGCAGGACGGGTGGCTCACGCTGCCCTTTCTGCAAACAGGACAGTATTTCAGGGTGGTGGGGTCTGTCTTCAATGACGGGCTTCACCAATACCCGGCCACAGACATGACCGGAGAGACGTTCACTGGCGCTGTATGGGCGCTGGCGGTCCCAAAGGCTGTTATTACTCTAAGCGAGGAAATAGCGGCCTGGAACGAAAAGAATGGAACCCCAGGGCCGTACACGTCGGAATCGTTTGGTGGCTATTCCTACAGCAAGGCCACCAACGCCAGCGGTGTAGTCGTTGGCTGGCAGGATGTATTTAAAAGCCGACTGAACGCATGGCGGAGGATTGGAGGGATTATATGAGCTTGTTAGACGATTTTGCCCATCCATGCGTGCTGATGGAAAAAAAGCGCGTGCCAGACGGTGCAGGCGGGTACATCGTGGAGTGGACAGAGGGCGCGGAGTTTATCAACTATCAGGCGCTGGACACCTCTATGGAGGCCCGGAGAGCGGAAAAGGAGGGCGTGACAAGCCTCTACTCCGCGCTGGTGGACAAGGCCGTGCCTATTGAGTACAACGACGTATTCAAGGACAAGACCACCGGGGAGACGTACCGCGTGACCTCCAACCCAGAGGATAAGCAGGCCCCTCGTTCCTCCACGCTGCCGCTAAAATACTTCACTGCGGAGAGGTGGGCGCTAACCACATGATAGTGAATGTTCTCGGAGCAGAATACACCATCGAAATCAAGAAGTACGCCGAAGATGAAGCATTTGAGCGGCGCAGCATTGATGGGTATTGTGATTGGCTAACAAAGAAAATTGTGGTTTGCGATATGTCCACGTACAAAGGATGGGAGCATGAGACAAAAGAAACCATTTCCGCCTCTGAGAAAAAAACGCTCCGCCATGAAATAGTCCATGCGTTCTTTGATGAAAGTGGGCTTGGAAGCAACACATTTTCTGTTGATGGGCCGTGGGCCACTAATGAGGAAATGGTGGATTGGATAGCAGTACAGGGCCCGAAAATCTATAAGGCATGGCAGGAGGCGGGGGCAGTATGACAAAAAACAAAGCCCTGTTTGCTTGGTTCAATGAGTTCATGCCCTTCTACCGGGCATCCTCTGTGCCGAAAGATGTGGACATGCCCTATGGCACCTACGAATACACAGATGGGGCCTTTGATGCCGGTGAAATCGGCCTGACGGTCAATCTATGGTTCCGCACGGAAAGTGAGGCCGTCCCGGACGAAAAGGCGCAGGAATTATCCAGGCGCATCGGCTACGGCGGCGTATATATCCCTTGCGACGAGGGATACATCTGGCTGAAACGCGGGTCGCCGTGGTGTCAGAGCCTTGTGTACCAGGACGACCCGGCTATTAAGCGCCGTTATATCAACATCACCGCTGAATACCTGACATTCAGCTAGAAAGGAGGCCCTTATGGGCAAATTTACAGTCATCCCGCAGAGCACATTTGAGGAAATGCAGCTTGACGCGGGTGTTGTTCTAAAGAAATTTACTCCATCTACACCGACGGCACCGGAGGATGCTGACATTGTGTGTCCCACCACTGGCGGCATCAATATTTCCTGCGTTCCTACTTATTCTGACATGGGCGAGGATGTGGATAACTGTCCTACCAATATGATGGAGCTCAAGCATCTGGACGGCTGGGAGTGCAAGATGTCCTTTACCTCACTCGGCACGTCCCCGGAATCCATTCGGCTGTCGCTGGGAGCGGCTGACGTGACTGGAAATAAGATTGTGCCCCGGCGTGACCTCAAGCAGACAGACTTCTCCGACCTGTGGTGGGTAGGCGACCGGGCGGACGGCGGCATGGTGGCCGTATGCCTGAAAAACGCTCTTTCCACTGGCGGATTTACACTCCAGACCACCAAGAACGGCAAAGGACAGGTATCTGTGGAGCTGACCGGCCATGTGTCTATCGACGAACAGGACACCATGCCAATGGAGTTCTACAGCGCCGCACCCGCGGAGGGTTGATACTATGAAACTATCTGAACTGACCACCGATCAGGCGGCGGATGTGCTGTGCGAACTGACGCCTTATATCGCTAATATCACCGGGGACAAATCTCTCCTGGATGAGCTTGGGAAAAAGTTTGACAGCAAAGGGAAGAGCGTGGCGGAGCTGTATACCTATGCGGCAAAGAAATGCGCTGTTCTGGCCCCGCTGCTCCTGAAAGACCACCGGGCGGATGTGTTTGGGATTTTGTCCGTTCTGAACGACACAACGGCAGAGGCGGTGGCAAAGCAGAACGTATTGACAACGATTCTGCAAATCCGCTCTGTTTTCAAAGACAAGGACCTGCTGGATTTTTTCAGATCGTTTGGGCAGGGGGACGGGACAGCGTAACTCTGGCCCTGTTGTCTGCCCCAAGAATGGGCGCGAAAGCATTGCTTTCCGTCTTACCTGTCCTGCTGAAAAAGCAAATGCAAGAAAAAACGTATCGGGTCTATGTCACCGACGCGCTGAAATTCATTACAGAAAACACAGCAAAATATGCCGGAGGAAGTTACATGAAGACCCGGTATCTTGACACTGAGGACCCGAAGCCGGAGGAAATCAGAACGCCGGAAGAAATTGTTGCGCATATGAAACAAAAAATCGCCTCTGTCTAAGCGTTGATGGGGAAGGGCTAAGCGGTGCCGCGAAAGGAGGTGGCACCCATTAATCTTTTTGATTTATTTGCGAAAATCAGCCTGGATACCAGCGAGTACGACAGCGGTGTTAAGGATGTATCTAAGAGTGGGGGTAGCCTCGCGTCCAAGTTAAAAAATGGCCTTGCGTCTGCCGGGAAGGTGGCGGCGGCTGGCATCGGGGCTATTACAGCGGCGGCGGGCGCTGCGGTTGGCGGTCTGTTGGCCCTGGAATCCTCCACCGAGGAATACCGCGTGGCACAAGGAAAACTGAACACCGCCTTTGAAGCGGCTGGATATGGGGCAGAGACCGCACAGCAGGCATACAACTCCTTTTACGGCATTCTGGGTGATACGGATACCGCCACAGAAGCAAGCCAACTCCTGGCGAAGCTGGCAGACAGCGCAGAGGATGTGTCTACTTGGACGGATATCGCTGCTGGTGTTGCCGGTACATTTGGCGACAGTCTCCCCATCGAGGGACTGATTGAGGCCAGTAATGAGACGGCAAAAGTGGGGCAAGTTACCGGCGTGCTTGCCGACGCCCTCAACTGGGCGGGCATCAGCGAGGACGATTTTAATGCCAGGCTTTCCGCCTGCTCCTCTGAGAGTGAGCGGAATCAGCTCATCATGGATACCCTGTCAGGAACCTATGATGAAGCCAGCGAAGCCTTTTACCGCAATAATGAGGCGCTGGTAGAGAGCCGAAATAACCAGGCACAGCTTGACGCAACCCTAGCCACTCTTGGGCAGACTGTATCCAATGTAAAAAACCGTCTGTTGACAGAGTTCCTTCCCGCGATCTCTAATGTGGCGACGGCGTTTTCTGGTATGTTGAGCGGTGCGGCAGGTGCGGATCAGGAGTTTGCATCAGCGGTTCAAGGTCTAGTCAATGTGGCGGTCTCTAAACTCCCTGAATTCTTGAGCATGGGAGTGCAAATTCTATCCTCCCTTGCCAGTGGCATAGTGCAGAGCATCCCGACACTGGTTGCAGCGGTTCCGCAAATTGTAGCCGAAATTGGGGAGGCATTAACCGAACTGCTTCCGCAAGTGCTGAACATGGGTGTACAACTCCTGGATCAGCTTGTAAGCGGGATAGAGACTGGCCTGCCTGATATGGTAGCACGGTTGCCTCAGATCGTAGACAATTTCCTGTCATTTTTGACTGAGCATTTGCCTGATATCCTGGACAAAGGTGTTGAAATGCTTAATTCTCTAGTGAACGGCATTATCAATACTATCCCTCAAATGGTTGCAAGTCTCCCGAAGATTATTACGTCTTTTGTGACCTTTATAGCAAACAATTTACCTAAGATAATAGAGGCAGGCATAAATATCCTTGTCAATTTGATTGCCGGGATTATAAAGGCAATCCCGCAACTGGTTGCAGCACTCCCTCAAATCATCGCTGCCATTGTAGATGGTATAGCAGCTCTAATGGGCAGCATTGTTGACATCGGCAAAAATATTGTTGAGGGCATTTGGGAAGGTATCCAAAATGCAATAGGGTGGTTTACAGACAAGATCACTGGTTTTTTTAGCGGAATCATAGATGGAGTCAAAGGGATGCTCGGAATCCACTCTCCTTCGCGCGTTTTTGCGGATATGGGCAAAAATATGGCCCTGGGGTTGGGGCAGGGCTGGGACAATGAATATGACCGTATCCGCCGGGATATCGAGGGTGGTATGGACTTCGGCACCGCAAGCGTGGACTTTGCGTCGTCCGGGTTGGGTGTGGCGTCCGCTGGTATGGTCAACGGAGTTTCAGCATCTGTGCAGGGAGCAGGGATGTCTGGAGGGAGTATTACAGTTAATCTAATGATGCCTGACGGCACCAAATTCGCCTCCTATCTGCTTGGCCCCCTGTCTAACTACGCAAAGGCAAACGGTACGCCAATTCTCCACCCAACGTAAGGCGGTGAAAACACGTGAATCAACTTGTATTGGATACCACAGGCACACCAGTTACCTTGCCGGAAAGCCAAAAGGGCGGCTATATCGCAGAGTTAAAACCGCTTTCCGTAGATGTGGAGATGGTCACCGGCAGGATTGTAAGAGAACTGCGCGGGAATGTATGGGTTTTGCGCTACCAATATGGATATTTCACGGATCAAATGAGGAACTCCGTGCTTTCCGCATGCGAAAAAGGGAGAGGACAGGCCATTACATGTTTGTTCCTTCCCCCGCACTCTGAACAGATGATCACATCAAAATTCATGGTAACAGAGCTGACCTATCCAAAATTTATGTGGAGCCGTCAAGTTATGGGTGAAATTGTTGACGAAGATGGAGAGCCCATAGAAACCCTTGTTCCCGTCCCAATGTGGGGTGATTTCTCGGTAGAACTAAGGGAGGTGAAACCCAGTGATTAGTTCGACCACAGCGTATCAGGCAGCGATTGTGGGCGACACCAGACGGATCTATTTACAAGCAGTCATAGATATTATTGACCCGGATATTACCTATGGCACAGTATCCAGCTCCGGCATGGCTAACGTATGCAAGTCGGAGCAAATTCACGACAAGGAGATGGAGATTGTTCCATACGTTACGCTTGAGGCTAACCGCTGGGCACTCAACGGGCAGTTCAAGCTGTTTCCACTCCATGGGGCCGATCATATCGGCTTCCTGGGGGATACCCTGTCCGGCGCGGATGGGGTGTTTTCCCAAGCTGTGTGGGTAGAGGAGCATTTTTCCAATGTCTCCATCCTTCAGGCGTGCTCCATCTACTTCCCATCAGCGGATTGGGACGGAGTGCCCGCCGACTTTACTGTGGAGGTCATGCAGGGCAGAACGGCCTACTACACCAAGACAGTGACCGGCAATACTGCGTCCAGCATTGCATTGGACGGATTCACCGTTAACAACCCGGACGCTATTCGGGTGACGGTGACCAAATGGTCGAAAGAAAACCGCCGTATACGGATACCTGAAATTATTCCGGGCCTGTATGAGAAGTGGACAGGAAATGAGATTGCCGTGTTTTCTCTTAAGCACCAGGGGGACGTATCCTGTATGACACTACCGTATGGCACATGTACCATCAAAATGGACAACTTGAGCCGCCGCTTTGAGCCGCGAAGCAAAAATGGCGTATTCCAATCCATCGAAGAGCGCCAGGGCATCCCGGTCTCTATAGGAGTACGGCTTTCGGACGACACGGTAGAGTACAAGCCAGCCGGCGTGTTTTATCAGTACTCCGGCGGCTGGAAAACCGGCGACAACGGCCTGACCATGCAGTGGGATCTGGTCGATATTGTTGGCCTTTTGGCTGATCGTGAGTTTATCCCGCCGTCCATCCTGCCTACCACCCTGTCTGGCTGGATTTCCGCCCTAGTGGCCCAGATGGGAGAAAATTTCGCAGACATGTACGCGGTAGACCCAAACTACGCAAGCGCGGAGGCAAGCGTCCGCGCGGCTGACGATGTGGTTGGTATGACATGCGGGGATATATTGAGATATGTCTGCATGGCGACGGGTACGTGGCCCAGAGCGGACGCAGAGACCGGATACTTGACCGCCGAACCCATGTGGAACCAGGGGAGTAAAATCACCCTGGACAACCTAGCTGATTATCCGACCATGAAAGCCAACACCGATATTGCCGCCCTGTTTTTTACTCTGAACGATGGGAACGACACCCAGTATGTGGTATCCGGGAACTCCACTGCCTCCAACGAGACAAAATCCATCCAAAATCCGTTTATTAAGACGCAATCCCAGGCGCTGACTGCTGCGCGGGCAATCCTG